AAGTCGTGCGGATGTAGCTCAATAAAAAACCTATCCTTGCCAAAAATACCAAGCATATCCTCAAACCAAATGCTCATCTCATCTATCTTATGGTTTTGCAACATACGAGCCATCGGTGAAATGACGCAGGTAGTAGTGGCGATAATACCTTTATTGTATTGACGAAGTAAGGGAATATCTATTGTAGCTTTCCCGTAGAAGCCAGATGTGTTGGCGTGATAGTTTAGCCGATATATGTTATCCAAACCCTCTTGCGTTTCAGCCATCAATAACAGGTGTGCCTTACGAAGTCGTTGCTTACCCGCGTCTCTTACTTCAGTGGCAGTTTTGCCTTCTTTCTCTTCATCTGTAAGCCCTCGTAGTTTCCTGTCTGCCGCATAGTAGAACTCATTTCCGTAAATGATATGGGTATCGGTTTTTTTACCTGCCTGATGAAAAGCATAATGGCTGGCACAGCTGCCGTGTTCTGAAACTCCCAAACTGCCCACGCCCAACTCCGCAGCCTTTTCACAATACGCGAGGGGTTTACCTACCGCATCTTGCACACTGCCGAATGAACTGTGGAGGTGAAGATGTTGGTAGCCCTTTATCTCTCTATTACTCAAATGTATTCCTCTCTAAAAGTTGTATATATAATATAACGCTTTTCTTACGCCGCGTCAAGGCTTTTCTTTGTTTATTTTGCATAACTTTATACCAGAAAATTCTAAAAACTTTTTGCCTTCATCTATACGATACTCGTCAATATAGTGATATTCTTTTATTCCTGACGCAACCAATAACTTTGCACACCAGAGACAAGGTGTTTGAGTAACATACATAATACAACCATCAGTATTAATACCATTGCGTGCGGCATATCCAATAGCATTTTGCTCTGCATGAATACCTTGGAAACACGAACCATTGCTATCCTTACCACAAGCTTCTTCACCACCTTCTTCCAAACAATTTAAGCCACCAGCGATGCTTCCATTATAACCAAAAGAAATTATTCGATTGTCTTTAATTAATAACGCTGCTTGTTTAGTTTTAGCACAAGAGCTACGCTCGGCTATTAATAAAGTTATTTCTGCAAAAAGCTCATCAAAACTTATTCTACTCAAAGCACTCCTTCGTTTTTTCATCATACGCTAACTTGCCAGTTCTGATGTTAATCAATTGTTGATCTTTTTCAGAATATTTTGTTAGTTGCCCTACTGTCATATAATACGTCATGGTTTTAATATCACCAAAGTCTTCTGATAGTTTTCTTAACGTACCATGAAAATAAGTACCAGGTTTTTGTGCTATCTTTCTTGCAGGCTTTATTAACCCCTCTAGTGACATTGCATTCTCTGCATTCTTTTGACTACGACGATATCTTTCATGTACTTTGGTAGATTCAGATTTATTTCTTTCTTCTTCCATCTTATCGTCATTGGCTCTTATCTTCTCATAGTTTTCCTTAAGGCGTTCGTTTTCTAACTCTTCACGATGACTTTCAGTTCCTATCTTTCGCAAGATAGATTTAGTGCTCGACATTAATGCCTCCTTTAAAGTACTTCGCAGGCGCCGCCTGCACAGGCGAGTTCGCCAGTAAGGTTAGTGTTATCCATTATCTCTACGACTCCACTTAAATCTACTTCTTTTAGATTATCAATCAACCCCTTAAAGGTTGTTTCATCTATATCTTCAAACGGAGCTTGCTTATAGTTACCACCAAAATAAGGCAACACAGACAGTCCGTTATAATATTCACGATTAGACCACATCCATTTGCCAACTTCCTCCCACTCATCTTCTTTAACTGAAACAGTGCAAGATACATTGTGTGTATTATTTCCACCGTTATGTCCGGGCACAATCCATCGGTTGTATATATCCCTTACTCTTTCCAAAAGCTCTAAGGAAGTTTCATGACGTAAGATGCCGGTATCTGGTGCTCTTTGTGGAATAGAAATAACAGCCTGACTATCAGCCTTAAAGAAATCATCTTCTACTAATTCAGGATGATTAATGCTAAGGTAAGTATAAATGGCTTCATTTTTACCTACCCTAATGCGTCGAATATAATAGTCATTATGCCAAGCATGCACTCCACTAGAAGTACCCAACACACATGAAGTAGTTCCGCTTGGCTTAACTGTCGTAACTCTAGCGGCATGATTAATACCTAACTCAACTGCATAATACTTATTTGCATCAGTCGCTACTTTAGCTGCTTCTTCTAAGTCTAACTTCTGAACTCTCCCACTGCCAATGCCAGTCATGCCAATGCCAAGTAAAGCATCTTTTTCTGTAGTCCGGCGCCATATATCTCTAAGGTAATGAAAATTAGTATAAGAGGCTTGTAAAGTGCCGATAAGAGATGCAGCTGAAACTCTTTCATTAAGCTCTTGCTGTGTCTCTACATCACTCACATTTACTTCACAAAGATTACAGAATTGAAATGACCTAAGCGCGATTTCTGCACATGGATTAGTGCCCCATTCGGAATCGTTGGTAAAGTATACGCCAGGCTCTCCAGCCCCGCTTTCTTTTACTTTCTCCCAAATATTAAAAAAATCTTTCTTCTTAACTCTATGTCGCACCACGACCGCAGAGTTATTGGCTCTTGCTCTTTGCGGCTCCCCCTCCCACCAGTCTCCAAATTTACATTGAAGCATTTCTTGATCATCAAGGGAAAACAAACTAATAGTAGCAGACCTACGGATGCCTCCAGATAAAACTGCGTCTGCAATCCAACAGACGATATCATGTACTTCCAAAGTAGAGAGTTGTTCACCATGTACTTTCCTATCAAAAATTCTTTTTATATTGTGGACACAATCTTTTAATGGTTGTGGGCCGGGAGCTTTACCACCACTAGTTACTAACAAAGCGCCCTTTGGGCGAACACTACTAAAATCAAATTCGGGTTCTGGTCTACCCAGAAAATATGACTTCATCAACATCTTTATACAATCAGACCAACCCTCGATGCTATCACCAACAAGATAGCGTCGTCTTTTTGTAGGTTTAGTAATTTGAGGTAACTTTTCTACATGATGTTTCTGTACCGAATAACCTACACCAGTTCCACCTAACAACAAAAACATTACTTCACTAAACGCTCGGTAATCATCAATCGGAAGATAAGCGCAATTATATATACGAGAAGGTGTTTGTTTTATTGCAGGGCCAGCAAATTGTAAAGATCGCATTGATGGTAAAACTTTTTTATCATACACCAACTCATAAGCTTTTTCTATGCTCGGCATCAGCTCCGGAAAGTTGGCAATGTGCATATCACGATTACGTGTAATTAATTCTTTCCACGTTTCTCGTCGTTGTTCAGTAGGCAAATATCTTGCATACTTCATGTGGACTGTAATTTCTGATAAAATTTGCTGACTTATATCCAATTTCACTCTCCGTCTGTTGGTGTTTTTACATTCTTAGCTGACTCATAACCATCTCTAAAAAATCCTTTCCCAAAACTAACTCCTACTTGTTCTATTGTTCGCCTTACTTCTTCACCACAATTGGGGCAATAAACCTTTTCTCTGGGGTTGTATTGCTTAATACTCATTTTTTTAGTCAAATGAAAAGTGCATCCCTCACAAACCCAAGTGTATTCAGGCATCAAATACTCCTAGTGCCCAATTTTTCCACTCGATGAATAAACTCTTGTGTGCCATTTTCTCTGGCAATTATAACTTCATATTCTATTTCTTCATTAGTAATGGGCTGCTCTTTAGTGATCATATCATTAGCCATGCTAATCACATTATCTATCTTTGTTTTAGTGCGAGGTACAGAATAGACATTATTAATCTGTATCTCGCTATTCCCATATCTTCTTGTTCTTGTAATTGTTAATCTTTCCATATCAACCTATGCTTCCTCTTTAACATCGCGGTAAAAAGATCTCATCTTATCACCACCACTTAACAAATTATTTACCTTATCACCTACTGAAAAGCCAGCCGGTTGATCGTCATTCAAATCAATAAAAGCGCGAGCTGGGTCCATATCAATATTGTAATTAACATTAGCTTGACCCATACGATTTTTGCCAATATGGAACTTCCGTTGTGAGAATGTACCAAAGAAGTCTACAACCATTGCTTTATTAATCGCTTCGCCAACCTTATCAATTGTGATAACATCGTCATTGAAACCTTCTCTATTACTTTGAGTTGCCGTCCAAATCGGTAGCTTCATCTCCATCGACAGAGCGCGAAGATCTTCAAAAATACTTTCAAGCTCAAAGCGTTTTTGATCATAACCGCGGCGGCTTTTCATCAAGTCACCATAATCAATAATAATAAGATCGGGATCAAAACCATTTGATAGGAGCCTTCCCATATGAAACTTGATAGTGTTAATTGTTGCAACCTTCGGCGGATACTCCTTAATATATAATTGCCCGCCATTAAAACGAACTAGTTGAGCTTCAGCTTCTACCATCCGGTTACGCAATTCTTTGGTGGGAATACCAGTAATACGACTATCATAACGATTACCAACATGAGTTTCGCTTAACTCAAACGAATAATGAATAACATTCTTACCAGCAGCTAATGCACCATATCCAAGATTAACTAAGAAAAATGATTTGCCGCCGCCAGTTGGGGCCATCACCACACCCAGTTCACCATTCGCTAAACCGCCATCTAAAACTTCGTTAGCGTCCAACAATGGAAACCCTGTTGGAATACAAGCCCGTGCATGAACTTGCTGGCGAGACTTAAACGAATCAAAATAATCAGCTCCCAAATCTTGTTCAGTACTAATCTTTAAGCTATCTTCAATAGTTTTTTGAATCTCTTCAAATCTACCTTCTTTCAACAATTCTACCGATTGCAGAATTGCGCCTTTCATAGATTGATTCTTACAAAACTCTAATGACTTATCTTTTGCGTATTCAATTTCTTGACGATTTACCTTTGTCTCAATATCCAATAAAACATTAATTGTTGATTCTTTTAGTTCGCCTTCTGGATATTGCGCAATTTCTGTCTTTAATATTTCATAGGACGGCGGGCCATTATACTTATTAAAAAGTTTCCTTATCTCTAACCAAATTGTTTTATGTGCCTCTGATGTAAAATACTCTTCTTTTAAAACCTCAAAACTCTTTTCAAAAAACTCTCTATCAATCAGTGCTGCTTGTAACACACAATTCTGAAAGTTTGTTCCAAAAGACTTAAAAGAATCAACATCTGTATACGCCATTTATCTCTCTCCTATAATGTTACCGGTTCGCGCGATACTGACATAAAGGTCGAAACCCAATTATCAATATTACTTGGCGAAATGTTTTCACCCAACAACTTAAGACGAAGCTGATAAGAATTAAACTTCAATTCTTTATTTTCGTAACTTCTTTCCAACGCCTGAATCGACTGCATGTTAACGTCTATATCTAGTAACTGTACTATCCCATAATTTCTTCTCATCAATTCTGCGTTATCAATATACTTCTCATACTTCTTCTCTTTTTGCTTACCTGCGTATTCTAAAATGTCATCTACACCAGCTTCTTCCATATTGTTTAATAGTGGAAAATCAGTCTTTGCTGTCGGCTCTCCGACGCCTTTGACTCCCCCTATGTTATCACTCTTGTCACCTACGATCGCCTTTAGAAGCGCGTAATTAGGTGGAAAAACGTCTTCTTTTTGCATCATCCAGTCAAGGTCTATCAACTCACCTCTTGGATTCTCTTTTGTTTTCACAGGGCGAAAGATCGACGTCCGCTCATCTACCAACTGGAAGAAATCTCTGTCCGTTGAAATGATTATTTTTGCGTCATCTTTAAAAAAAGTTCTACAAGAATACGCAATTTGATCATCAGCTTCCAAGTATTGAACCGCAGGTTGGTAAACAGGCAATACATCTAAACACTCTTTTACTAACTGCAGTTGTCGTGCAAATGAAACCGATTCATCTTCCTGCGAATACTCAAAATACCTATTTAGCCCTCTAAACTTGCGCCCTTCTTTATATTCTTTGAGCGTTTTTCTTCGACGCTCTGAAGAACCTTTTCCTTCCCAAACCACAGAAACAATATCGGGGTTATGTTTCTTAATCTGGGATTGTAAGCTATTAAGAGTGCCAAAAGCACCACCAATATGCTCACCATCATCATTTGTTAATCTCATTGCTGAAAAGTTTCTAATGAACATATTCATCAAATCAATTAATAAAACCTTTTTCATTTATTATTTTCCTCTATTACGTTGCTCAAACCAAATAATACGACGCCTTCGTTTTGACATTTTAAGTCTCCTACCACATTACCATATTAGACACCACTTTTCTTGAAAGTAACCTATACAATATAATCCAATTTTTCAATCCCGTCAAGGTTTTTCTTTCTATTACTAGCCGCTCTTCTTGCTCTTCTTTTACTAAACGAGTAGAATATCTTTCTTGCCTCAAGCGAGAAATTCGAGAACTATTATGATCTGAACGCCAAACAGTGTAGTCTATAAAAATACGCCAGCAGATCCTAAGTGTGATTAACATAATAAAAACCTTTAATTAATATTAGTGACTCAGCATCATCTTCATTCCTCATCTTTTTCCCTCCGCGTTGGTGTTGGTAGTTTTCTATTTCTTGGGTTTATTCTTTTCTGCCAAACTATTTTGGCTCCTTCTACATCCCTACTAGCCGTCGCATCTTTAACCTCAACCTTATCACTTTGTTGTGCCAGCGTAATGGTTTTCTGCGGCTGTAATATGGATAGTTGTGATTCATTATGTATATGGTAAATGCTGTAGGGACTATAACCATTAGAATAATAAGAAACAATAGGATAATACCCATTGCCGTAAGGTGAGTAAGAGTATTGTGGCCATAGCTCATAACGTCTGTTAACCATTGGTCTATGTTCATCTCTCTCATCTCGTTGATAGTTATTTTCTAAATTACGAACATTTATTTTAGGTGGGGACTTTACTCGCAGTGGATCGTAAAGTAGTGTGTAACACCCATCCAATACTAAAAGTAAAGAAACCAATGTTAAATATTTAAAGATTTTCCGATACATAATCTAACCTTCTTAATGATGCGTCATTATACTTGTATGGCTCAACACCAGGTGTTTCTAAAATATCAATACGATTTATCCAGCGCCGTGCCATCGTATCACGGACTTGGTAAACTCCAGACTTCTTACCAGCGTCCACCCACACATAATCACCATATCTAAGAAACCCCCCATAACGTATAAGCATATTCCGCGAAACCGCAACATATCTATATTCACTTGCCTTACTTATTTTAATTACACTTCCATCGGCCGTAATGTTTGGTGTGTCATCAGTTTGATCTGAAACAGGATGATACATTGTTACGACTACTTGATGCTTATTATTCTCGTATTCTTCTATCTTTTTTTCTTTGTCAGCCAGTCTTTCTGCTAACTTCAAACCCTCTATAGTCGTATCAAGTATTAACGAATCAGCCAATGTAACCTTACGTTTTAAAAATAAATTCTCTTCTTTCAGATCGTCAATTACTTCTTTCTTCTCAACACTATGAGACACAAAAATACAACATAGGAGAAATATAACTAAGGTTTTCACTTTCTCTCTCTGCACTTTACTTACCCCGATAATATAAATACTGCATGAAAAAATTATAAAAATACACTATCATTTAAAAATATTTAAATTCATGTTTGGGAAAATTTTTTGGAAGGGGTGGAGAGGATCGAACTCCCATAATAAGCTCCAAAGGCTTAGGTATTACCATTATACGACACCCCCATAATGGTACTCCCAACGGGGCACGATCCCGTATTTTTGCCGTGAAAGGGCAATGTCCTAACCGATTAGACGATGGGAGCTAGCTCTTAATAAAAAACTTAACAAAGCGAACACAACAGAATGCCAAAAACAATAAACCGCCTGCTGCAGTAGTTGTAATTTCTGTTACACTAAAGGTAGGGGCTACACTATAATTCCACAGAAAAGAAAACACCCAACCTAGAAACAGGAAAAGCGCCCCGACAAAAAGGGCAACAATTCCTATTCCTATTATCAAACCTATGATAAAGAATACCCAAATCCACCAAGGATATTTTTTATCATCTTCTTTTAATGTTTCCCAGAATTTCATTAGAGAATCTCGTCCGTTCCTAACTCTTCAGTGGTGACTTCTTCGACTCTTTTATCTGGATCTTGTTCGATAACTAGTGACTGCTTAACCTTAAGCTTACAATAAGCTCTTGCTTCTTCTTGTGCAGGATCTCTTACCCAATCTACAAACTTACGATTTTGAAATTCATATATTTCGCCGGTGTCTTTATTAACAATAGATGACTTTTGTGCAGAAATCTTATCAGCTACGCCACTCTTCAGCAAGACATCAAGCCAACTTTCTTCATCAATCAAACCCTTAGTGAAATACATTTTTAGTTCAGCATCTCTATGGGGTGGACCAAGACGATTCTTAATTACCTTTGGCTTTATGCCAACCCCTATTACATCCTTACCAACCTTAACTTTGCCTCCACTATAAAGTTTAACTCTTACAGAAGAGAAAAAGGGTATAGCCTTACCGCCAGGAGTTGTGGTATCATCGCCAAAGAAAACACCAATCTTCTGCCTTACTTGATTTAGAAATACTAACGACACGCGTTGTGTGCCGATGAAACGGATGCTCTTTCGTAAGCCTTGACCAATAAGACGAGCAGCTAAACCAATAGTTGCCTCTCCATATTCGTTTTGAATTTCAGTATCAGTAGATGTACCTGCTACAGAATCCCAAACGATACAACACAGTTTATCTTTATGGGTTTCGCGGACTCGACGAATGATCTCTTCTATTGCTTGAAAAACTTTCTCTACAGAATCTACTTGAAGATAAACAAGATTGCCACCTTCGTGTTGAAACTTTAGACCTAACAATCTAAGAAAATCTTCATTAGCAGCATTTTCTGTATCAATAAGAATAGGTATGCCACCTTTATCTTGACAATCCTTAAGAATCATATAAGACAAAAGAGACTTACCAGTAGCAGCTTCACCACTGATCTCAACTAGCTTACCAACGGGAATACCACCGTCAGCCTCTACACTATTAGAAATGATTGTATCTAAAACAGTAGAACCGGTTGATAGCCACTCTTTTACTTCTGCAGGGCTGTCGCCTTTGCCCATAATGTAAGCAACATCGCCTAACTTCTTGTTAAGAGAATCTACAAGAATTTCAGTAAGGACGCTGTTATCATCAACAGCGCCCTCACTTGTCGCGACTTTTTTACGAGCCATACTAGGTTAACAGCTTATCGAAGGCTGCACCAATCTTCTCACTAACCTCATCTTCTTCGGACTCTACCTTCTTGGTGAAATCCTTGCCCGTTCCTGCCGTACTATCAGAATCGTCAGCGTTAGGATTAATGTGCTTATCCAACGCCACCTTCATCTCATCAATCGGTGCGAACTGAAAGAGTTCATCAATCGGCTTCACACTATCAATGATAGTAGGAATATCCTTCTTTGGTGCAAGAGGGGTAGGCTTAAGAGCAGTGATTACCGAACCGGGTACCAACCAATTATTAAACCCATGCTCCATCTTTACTACCAAATCCAACCCTTCATTTTCATCAGTGATATCAACACCCTGCCTTAAGGCACTCTTGACCAAATCAAGAATATCCTTATAAGTAGTACGAGGCGAAATACTCCACCAACGAATACCCTTGTCCTCTTCACCACGCTTGATGATAGGAATGTAGGCTCGATTCTTTGGGGCCATATTCTTAAACATTTCCTTAAAACTTTCATCATTGGTCTGCTTAAACTGGTCCCAACACTTTGTCGCGAAATCACAAATCGGATCAGATTCACCCTTCATCTTTGTGGGACAAAGAAATGTACGCCCAGCGATTCCAAAATGAAACCACATCTCTTGAAAAGGCATTTCCAAATCATGCTTATAAGGCGCAATACGAATATTGTGTTCGCCTTCGTCCAACTTAATAATAGCGTCTTGATTACCACCGCCATTACTCTTTGTCGGATCAAGTTTGTCCAACGCCTGATTTATCTTATCCAAATTAATAGCCATCTATATCTCCTTTGATGGTTGAAAACTACGATACTGAAACATTATAACACATTTTACCTCTAACATAAACCTAACGACTCATTTTTTTCTAACTCATTTTCACTCCTATTTTTTCTGTACCTCAACCTACTATATACTAATATAAGCAATCCGAAGACGGAAGTCAAGGAAAAAATCACATATTTAATCATTTTTTTTAGCCCCAATAAAGGTCTTCCCAGATCTGCGTTGTCTGGGGATACAGGTTATGTATCATTTTTTTCAGCACAATAGCGTATTGCCTTATTTCCCATTGAGCTGTAGGCTCATCTCTCAGCTCAATAAAGTTGCAAATAGCTTGAAAAGAAGCAGTCCAATAAAACTCTGTATAACAAGATAGTGGTAGTAGTGCCCGTGCCTGCTCTTTTGCTACTCCCATTTCTAGAAGCTTCTTGTAGTAATGCTTACCTACTTCGATGGCTTGTCGGTAGGCTTCCCTGGCTTCTTCTTGGCTAGAGATTGCACCCACTGACGCCTGTTTAGAGTCTTCGCTCTGTTGCCGCCAGATTTCTGGAGTATAAAATTCACCCACTGGCAGATATCTTTGAGAGACTTCATTCCAAGCATGATCCTTTGTTATAGAGGAAGAGGTTGTTTCAATACCGACGACGTGCTTATAAAGTTGTCGAGTAACAAACTCTGGAGCCTTAATATGAAACTGAACTACAAGATGTCGAAACGGGGAAAAGTGTTTGTGTTTGGCAAGATAACGAACTAGGCGTTCATCACTTTTATCATATGTCTTTTTTCTCTTACCAAAAGATACTCTTGCAGAATTTGCTACGGTTAGATCATTACCAAGATGATCAATAACCTCTATGAACCCTAAATCTAAAACCGATTCTTTTAATTCCATTTATCAACTAATACCTCTTACAATATGTTCATCATCATCGTCAAGTTCATCATGATTGAGAAGAGTATAATCTATCTCTTTAATGCGTTGTTTCGTATTCTGCCGGTGGGATCTTCTATCTTTCTTTTTACTACTCTTATGAGGGTTTACAATTTCGTCAGATTCTCGTCGCCGAGTGGTTCGTGCCATTGTGTTCCTTCCTTATGCATATTTTAAGCTTCCTAAAATTTGATTGATAGGTGCAAAGGTTCCCGTTAATTTATACGTCTTTCCTTTGTAGTTGAATACAAGCCCTTCTGATGGAACAATCCTTTTGAATCCACCAGCCTTCTTTAATCTGATCAAGTGCCTCTTCAACTGAGTTATCTTACTAAGATCACCCCCTTTTTGTAAACTATTGATTGTGGATTTTAAATCTTTTTTAATGCTTCTAACGGCTGCATCCGGAGATGCAGATATAAGGTTATCAACGTGTGTGAGAACCTTTGCACCCAATTCCAAAAATAAATCTTCAAATGGAGCCACGTTCTGTTGAGCAAATTTATTAAAATTTTGTTTATCCATTTTCTTTGCCCAATTCAAAACTTTTTCATCCTCAAAATTCTTCTTATTCAGAGCTTTGGATTTATCACCAAAAACCCACCTATTAATTAAAGCTTTTTTAGTCTGGTTGTCAAGCTTTATTCTTGCTTTTCTTGCCTCGGCATTAATTTTTTGCAACCACCATTTTTCGTGATAGCGAGTAATCTTATCTGTATTACTCAACCCATATTTCTTTTGAAGCGCATAAAGCTTCTTTATGAAATATTGTTGATCTTCTTTAAAATCTTTCGAGTCCGGCAATGTCAACGCTACGGGTCCACGAATTTCAAAAGTATTCTGTGCATCTTGATTAATTTGTTTAATCATACCTGCTAACTTGGAACCACTTTCCTTATCCTGACCGATAGGATTACCTTCTTTATCATATTCCAAATTGCCATGAAAAATAATCATATCTTTCCCATAAGGAATAACATTTTGTGTTGGCACATAAATGATTTCCAAGTTCATCCACTTATGACCATTATCAAATATACTACCTCTTTGCTTCTCTGTCAAGCCTTTTATTGCATTTTCCAAATCTTCCATTGTGCCAGAAAAAGCTTTTTCTAATTCACCTCTGCCAGCAAACATTTTCTTAACTCCGGCAGTAGTCAATGAATTTTCGCCAAAGTTTTTAATCTGACCCTTATTTCTTGCAGCTACTAACTGACCATTTTTCCAAGACACCATAAGGTTTTGGCCATCAAGCTTTTCAGTCACACCCTCTACGTTCACTCCACCCTTTAACAATCTAGTAATCATACTCTTAAAGTCACCAAAAGTCAAATTACTATCGTCAAAAGGATGAGCCATATGTCCGTAAGCGCCACCCATCAATAATAACTCTCTTGTTTCTATTTCTTCATTTATTTTCGTCAGACGGCTTATCACAAGTTTTTGTATTTTCTTGTTGCTGATGCCAAGTATCTTTTGGAAAAGCTTTGCCTTTGACTCTGGTGTGCGGCGTTTGGAGCCAAGAGCATTTCTTACAGATGTGCCTGACATTTCCGTGCCGCCGACCTTCAGGGCTATGTGCGGCATAACATAAACATAGCCATGCTTCGCGAAGGCATCCATCGGCGTGTTCGCCTTATATATCTCAAAATACTTACCGGCTGCAAGGCGGCTCGCATCTTTTTTTCCTACAGCAAACACAACCCGTGTATTTTTCGGCAGTCGCTTCGTCACCTCAACAGCTTTGTAGGGGTCACGCACCTTGACAATGCGAGCCGAAGGCACGCCGTGTGCCATCCAAATCGCTTTCTTTTCTGCAAATGTAAAAGGTGACTTCGGCCCAGTAACATCACTTGTGGCGATGTAGACATTCTTCTGGCCGAACTTGGAAACAAGCGCTTCGTAAGCTGCCTTATGATGTTTTGCCGGTGGAGCGAAGCGGCCTGGTAGTATAGCCACCACTCTTGGTTTCACGGCTTCGGTTAGCTTCATCACTTTCTCACTCATAAAGGTGTTACTATAAATATCGCCTAAATATACTTATCTACTAACTCAAGAAACTCACGTGCTCGCTGCTCTGTTGTGTGATGTCTCCGTAGCTTCGTAAATCCTCGACTAGCAATCTTTCTAGCCTCTTCTGAATGAGACATATAATATTTTGCTTTACTTACCAACTCATCCGTATCGTTATAAACAACAAAATCTTCCCCATCAATATATGAGTTTCGCCATATATAAGGCTCTATTGGTTGGTATAACACCATACAGCCATTAGCCAAACTTTCCCAGAACCTACCAGTTTGCCGAGCTTCAGCACAACCGTAACTATCCACACTTATCTTTGTATTTAGAAGTTTTTGAAAATAACCACTATGATGCCGGCCTCCAGTATCAACCAACGGTGATGAATGACCTTTTCTATACTCTCCAACAAAAACGCTTTCGTCGTGAGCAAAAGCATCTTTGAGTGAGTTCATAATATCAAAACGCCAAGGACGCTTTTCACAAGCAGACATAATACAAACTAGAGCATCTGTTTTACTTTGCCAAATATTTCTATGAGAAGCATTAGTTCTAGTAAAATGTCTGTCTTCTGCTGCGAAAATAAGTGACTCAACATTGTCGGAATGATGATTTTGGCTAGCGTTCAGTTCCCTTTTTATATAAAGTTTATAATCACTAGGGTTCCTTTCATATGCCGCAAAATCACTACCATCTAAAAATATATCTATATTTCCTTGTAACTCTCCAACCAACGGACCTATTACTTCTTTATACTTTAGCTCTAAGGCAGAATGGCATAACATTACATAGTCAGCCATCTTAGCTACTTGCACTTGCGTCTTAAAGGTTTGGATAGGATGTTTACAATAGTTGTAGTCTGCGTTAGAAAAAACCTTTATTCCATCTAACTTATTTAGTCCCTCAATAATT